GGGCCTCCCGGATCACCTGGTTCGCCCGGTCAACCCACCCGCAGCCGGGCGGGGCGCCCCAGCCTTCGGTGATGCTGTCCCCGATGACGGGGATGCTGATGCCCACGTCAGCTCCCGGCCCTCTCGTATGCTTCGTAGTCCGCCAGGTGCCCGTCGGCCTCGGTCACCCCGAGCCGCCCCCTGATCCCGACGTGCGGCGGATCCTGGTAGGCGCGCAGCGCCGGCCCGGAGAACCACTTCTCGCCGCGCTGGGCAGCCGCCTCGGAGTCCGGCAGGTGCGCGATGAGGGTGAATCCTTCCTCCTGCGTCCTGGCCTGCTCGGCGGCAGCCTCGTCCACGGCCCGCGCGAGAGAGGCCACCTGGCGGACAGGGGCCGCCCGGCGGAACAGTGCCCCCGTCCGGGGCATCCCCCGGCGGGCTGCCTTCGGCATCGGGCCGCGCTGCTCGTCTGATTCCGGCGGGCGCTGCGGGCCGCCGTCCGGGGGGGCATTCTCTTCCCCCTGGGGCGGAGCGTTCATCTCGCCGCCCGCCTCCTCCTCGGCCTGCTGCGCCATTTCCTCGTCGGCGGGCACCGGGGCGAGGTCCGGCAGCGGCACCGGGCTCGCGCCCATCCGGTCGATCATCATCTGCTGGGCGGCGATGGCGGGGGGAACGCCTTCAACCTGGGCGAGCGGGGCGAAGTCCTGCATGAGGTCGGCGGGGACGGGCAGCCCGGCGTTGCGCAGCTCGGTGAATGCCTGCCGCCTGGTCCGCTGCTGGGCCACGATGTCGGCGACCGCCTCGTCCTGGGACTGCTCGCGCTCCTCGTCCAGGTCGATGCCGAGGTTCCTGGTCCTGGTCCGGGCGGAGATCGGGATTCCCGACGCCCGCAGCGCCTCGGTGAACTGCCGGGTGACGTCCTCGTCGCGGAAGTTGAGCGTCGCGCACTTCAGCTCGGGCACCAGGAGCTTGGGCTGCTCGGTGATCCGCTTCTCGCCGGTCTCCTCGTCCACCTCCAGGACTTCCTCCATGATGACGAACCGGCGTCCGGACCGCTCCTCGTAGTCGTAGTGCTGCTGGGCCTCGGCGACGATCAGGGCGCGCTGGCGGACGTGGCGGCGCAGCAGGTTCTGGTAGGAGGTCATCAGCTGCTCGACGAGCTGCTTGTTGAGGGCGTCCGCCGCGTAGGTCTCGCCTTCTCCCGCGCCCGTCAGGAACGTGCGGGACAGTCCGAACGTCTGGAGGATCCGGTCCTCGATGCGCTCGAAGTCCGGGGTGAGGTCGGGCATGTTCTCCCGGCCGAAAACCGATTCCAGCTCGACAGCGAAGTTGTGGATCAGCACCCGGAAATCCCCGGCCAGGGCGGCGTCGAGCGACATCTCGAAGTTTTCCAGGTCGTCGTCGGTGGGAATCCACGGGACGGACGTGCCCAGGTCGGTGGCGGACGCGCCCAGCTTGGCGAGCAGCAGCGGGGTGTAGAGCCGGTCGGCGATCGAGTCCAGGGCGGTGTTGAGCATCTCCTGCTGGAGCATGGAGCGCATCGCCCGGGTGAGCAGCGGCAGGCCCCGCAGCGAGAACGTGTCGCCCTTGAACCGCAGCTGCCGCAGCAGGATGCCGCTGACGGGCATGAAGGCGTTCTCGGCGGTGTAGGCGGCCAGCTCCGGGTACTCCTGGACCAGCTTGGCGTACTCCCAGGCCGGCTGGCGGGTGGTGAGGATCTGCCGGATCGTCCACGGCAGCCGGGTGAAGTACCGGGGCTCCTTCAGGAACGGGGACCGCTCGACCTTGATGTCGTCGGGGTTGAGCAGTTCCTCGTCGTCCCAGATGCCGAGGTCCTCGTTGAAGGTCGCGAACGGCCACGCCTCGCCGGCGATGTAGTACTCCCGGCCGATGTCCACCAGGAACTCGCCGTAGTTCAGGTTGTCCTCGCCGAAGAACAGGTCCTCGTAGAAGTCCGTCAGCCGCTGGTCCTTGCATTCCAGGCGGGCGCCGACAACGGGGAACTTCGAGAAGATGTCCACGCAGGAGCCGACGATCGGGTCGGTCTGGTACAGCAGCCGGCAGAAGGCCCGGACCTTGGCCAGCTCCTCGTTCTGGCTGAAGTCGTAGGGGAGGTTGTTCTGCCGCCAGTAGAACAGCGGGTCGCGGGGCCGCCCGGTAGCGAACTGGATGTCACCGCCGCTGCCCCCGATGCCGCCGGTCCCGAATCCGGCCGTGCGGCGGCCGACGACGGCAGTGCGGGCGTTGATGCGGCGGTTCTTGCGCGCCTCGGCGACGTCGGGGGACATCTGCTCGGCGGCGGCGCCGATCCCCATGGTGCGGCCGAGGCTCCTCGCCATGGCCGCCTGATGGGCTGCTCCTGACCCCGGCGTGTACGCAACCCTCATGAACCTTCCGGGGGCGGCCCGGGGATTACGATGGCACCCGGCTGAGGAGAAGCATGTACCTGCTGGTGATCACGGGCGGCGAGTGCGAGGACGACCCGGGCCATGAGTGCGTCTTCATGGCGGTGGAAGTCGAGAGCCGCGAGCAGGCGCGGGAGGTCGCGCCCGCATTCAGGGAGCTGGGCGGCCACCCGCATTTCGTGGTAACCCGGCCGCTGAAGGACCTCCCCTAGAACAGCCGCCAGGCGGTGCTACTTGTCCATCGTCTGGCGTAGGTACTCCTGCGTCTGGGGGTGCATCAGCCGCCGGATCAGCATGTGCGGGACCTGCTCGTCGTCAGTGCCCAGGTGCAGGAAGGCGGAAGCATTCGGCACGGCGGTACGCGGGTAAGAGGGCGGCGATACTGCCGCGTACCAGGTGTGAGACGGGTAATCCAGGTTGACCATGACGTGATGACCGGTCTCGATCCGGCCGCCTCCGGCCCCGTTCCCGGACCGGGTGCCGCCCCTGACGCCCAGGGCGGCATTGGATGCCATCCGGGCGGCGTCAACGCGATCCTGGGTCTCGTCAACGTGCCTGCGGACAGCCTGGTTGCCGCCGTTGCGCAAGTCGGTGAAGTGACGGCCGATTTCCGGGTCGTACCAGGGAGGGCCGTCTCCTGCTGCGGAAGCGGTCCGCCAGCTCTCCCACCAGGTCATCCGAACTTCCTCGGCCAGGTGCCGTCGTCCTGACCCGGCCGCATCTGGTAATGATGCAGGTTGAGCCATTCGCCAGTCCGCTGCGGGACGCGCCTGGCCCAGGGGTCCTGGCCCGTCGGGTCGTTGTTCAGCCGGGCGCGCTGGTACATGTCGCGAAGATGGCCGAGCGTCTCCGGATGGCGCATTTCCGCAGCCACCCGCTGCGCGGCGGTCTCGTCGTCGTGACCGAGCGGAACGTGGATTCCTCCTAGCGACGGATCGCCCAGGTGCATGGCGCTCAGGCCCCACCCCCCGGCCGCGCTGTGGTGCACGACGAAATGATGCCCGGTCTCCGCGTCCCAGGCGGGGGAATCTTCCTCGCTGTACGAAGCGGGAAAAATTCCGTTTTCCCGCAGCAGCCCGCGCATCCGGCTGAACTCTTCACCGGCCATTGACGGCGATCCTTTCCTGAGGCTGGTCACGGAGCGAACCTCCTCGGCCAGGTTCCGTCGTTCTCGGCGCCCGGGACCATCTGGTCGCGCATTGCCCGCAGCACGTCCGGCCGGCGGAGGGCGGCCATGGCGCGCTCGCCTACGTCATCGTCGCCTGGGCCGAGGCTGGCGGAGATCGTCCGCCTGTTCTCCGGGTCGCTGTCGTGCAGTACCCGCAGCTTCCACTGCCCCTCGGAATGGTTCCACGGGGTGATCAGGGTGTGGCCTGTCTCGGTGTGCGCGATCCCGAGCCCGTCAGACCGGGAGGTGATCCCGTTGCGCTCCAGGGACGGCCGGGCCCGTTCCCAGCGATCGGCGTCCTCTGCTGCCGCCCTCTTCCTCATGGGAGATACATTAGCAATGAACCTGATATTGCTGGCGGCATCGGGCGACCCGTGCCAGGACGATCCCGGGTCCGCGTGCTCCTTCTCGTGCAGGCGCAGGAGAACCCGCTGCGGCAGCATCCCCGCCACGTCCAGCCCGTGGACGCCGTTCATGTGGCCGCGCAGCTCCGCCAGGTCCCGCAGCGGCTCGTGGCCCTCGGGGGCCGCCGCCCGCAGGAACGCCTCCGCCAGGCGCAGGCTATTCGTCACCGTAGGGGCCGTTCATCTGGTCGCGCATCCGGTCCATGACGGCGGTGGCTTCGCGGAACGCCGCGCGCTCGTAGCGGAACAACTCGCTGTCGGCAAAGA